GTACGTTCTTAACGTCCAACGCGAAAAGGTTCGCGCCTTGCGCCGCACCAATAGCCAAAACAACCGCCTGAATTGCGGTTTTCGTTGCGCGTTCTAGCGCCAACTTCCAAAACGTCAGGTCCATTTTTATACATCCCAATTTGGTCGGGCCGGCAACGCCGGCGGGTCTTCGTATTCTAAATCGTCGGGGTCGATTTCTTGTTCGTCCTCGGCGGGTAGTTCAATAATGTCGGGCTCGATCACAATTGTCATAGTTGCCTTTTCCACGTTATTGCGTTTGAAACATAAACCGCGAACCACATAGCACTTAATAAAACGAAACCAACTTTTGCCGTTGAAATCGAATACACAAGCCAAGGAACCGAAACGAAAATCAAAACAAAAATCCAACCCCACCAAAACTTGCGACGAACAAAAAGATAGTTCGCCAAAAGTCCAACAACTTCGCAAACGAATAAAACAAACGCCCACGCTTGCTCATTCATCGCCGTCGGTGTCCTCGTCGTATTCCTCATCGTCGTCGGCGTACTCGTCCAAATCGAAAACGGCCTCCGGATTGTGGAAACATTCAAACATTCCGCGCAAGTAGCCGGCCGCGTCGGTCAAATCGTCCTGAACGCTTTGCGGGTTTTCGTAAGCGATGCCCGTTTGCATTTTGTAGACCGTGCGGCCAAGTTTCACAATCACCATCCAAAGGCAACCGGCCGCCGAGTCCATAAAAATAGGCTCGCCGTCGTTGTCGGTTAACGCTCGGAAAGTTCGCGCAACGCGTTCATAGTCCTCATGAAAAGGACCATAGGACGAATTGCGGTCGCCTTGCGTTAACGCAAACGCGTCTAGCAAAATGTTCGGAATACCGTCGTCCAAATTGTCGGGGTTTTCGTCCCTTGTTCCCATTGTGTTTTCTCCTGCTTAAAAAATTCTGCGTGTAAATTTTTCAAGGCTTACACCTTCGTAACGCCTACACAAATAATCCAACGAAACGAACATAGGATCGTACGAACCGTTTTCTACTTGGTGTTTTACAATGATGCCGCGCCAGTGCGCGTTACCTTGCGGGCCTTTGTAGTCCTCGTTATGCAAATAACAAGCGCCAGCAACTAGGCCATGTTGTGAACGGCCGGCAACGAAACGCAACGCATAATCGAGAACTTGTTGGTGTCCCATTGTAAAAGAATGGCCGATAGTTTTAAGCCTCGTGGCGGCGCCACCACCAAACGGTCGGCCGCTCATCGGGTTCGCCCAATAATGCGCGTACCAAATGCCATCAATTTCAACCGGTTCCAAGAACGGGTGAACGGTCCAGCCGTGCGCCTCATAATTGAGATCGTTAAGGCCGATAGTTCCGTCCAGTTTTGCGTCGTCGTTAACCGCTCGCGTTATTCTGTCCTCGTGGTTGCCAATTAAAAAATGGCGCTCCGGTAAGAATTGCGCGTGTTTAGTTTCGCGGCGTCGCCGGTTGTATTCGTTAAGCGGTGCGCAAAGAATATCGAACGCGTTGTTTGCCGCTTCGATGTCCAGTTTGTAGCGTCGCCCCTCGAAAGTTTTTTTTTCCAACGTCATACGACGACAACGACGGCATGTCGGCGTGGTCGCCTAAGTGAACAACAACCGAGGGCCGCCGGTCCACTATGTAACGGCCGATCCATTCCAAATGCACGGTAGGAACGTCGGGTTTCGCTTGTGTGTCCGGAATAACGAAATGCGTTCGGGACCGGTCAACCTCGTCGAACTCGTCGAACTCGTCGTGCATGATTTTCCTAACCGTTACCAGCGTCGTTTGTTGCGGTGGTGAATTTGTTCGTGCCGGTCTAATCGGTCGGCAACTGTTTCAACTTTGGAGTCAACGCGGTCAACCGATGAATGCAAATCCAAAAGGCGGTCGCGCACGTCGGTAACGATTTGGCGCGACTCGGCGTGTTGGTCGGTATTTTCTTGCCGCAACTTTACGATTTGAACAATCAGCGTGGTTATTGCGCCAACAACTACCGCAACCCCTGAAAGAATTGCAATAACTTCTGCGGCGCCAAACCCAGCGGCGTCGGTAATTGTTTGCGCAAACACAACCGGTTACACCTTGCCGTCGTTTCGTGGCAATGTTGCCAACGCGTCCAACCATTCGGCGGGCGCCGGATCGACAGTTTCAACGCCTAAGAATTGTAACATTCGTACTTGGCTCATATCGGTCAGCGCCACTTTGGTGTTGCCGCAAGCGTGAAAACCGCGGGCAGGGTTGTAACGGTGGTCGAACATAATTACCGATTTCATTTCGTTGTCCTCGTCGGGTGTAGGTGTAGGGGTTGGTGTCGAATAGAAGGGACGGGCAATTTCGGCAATTCCGCCAGCGTAGCCGGACCGGTCAAACCGGTGCAGCACCCGTTGGACGCGGTTTTGCCAGTTGCCGTTGATACAAACAAGGCCGGACCCGTCAACCGCGACGGCCTCAACCATCGCAATATGGTCATAACCGCCGTTCGGTTCGCCATAATCGAACGCAACCAAGTCGCCAGCGCGTGCGCTTCTTACGTCAGTAGAACAGCGACCTTGTTGCCGGTATGCGTCGAACATTCCGGAAACCCAAGCGAACCGCAAAGGTTGGCCGGTCATTGTTAAAACATACGATTGGAAAATGGCGCACCACGGCGTTGTTTGGCTTGCGGGGTACCAGTTTGTAAAACGTTGCGGGCCTTCGCCTAAAAACGAGCGCGCAACGTTTAGGGTTTCGTCAACTGTCGCCATTAGGTTTCCAATCGTCCGGCAATGGTTCGCCAATTTGTTCGCCTGAATTGTTCGGGTTTGGAATGTTTTGCAAATCCTCGTCGGTTGCAATTAACGGAACAACGCCGTCCGCTAAATAAGGGGAATAGTTTGCGTTTATCATGGTGTTGTTGCCGGTCCGATGTCCTCAACAACAATCATTCCGTCAGAACCTAAATAACGATTAGCAAAACCGGCGCCGCGTCGGTACATCGCACGAAATGTTTGAGAACCACTACTAGCGAAAGTTTCAACAATTGAAACCGAACCGTTTTGTGGTTTGCCGATTTCAATCCAGTTTTCTGCGCGTACTTTTGTAGTTCCTGAACCGTTATCAATCAGAATGTGGCCAATACCGTTTCCGTCTGTCGAAAGTGTGCCTAAATTGAACGTCGCACGATAAAGGCGATTGGCAACTGCGCTGATCGTAATTGATCCGTTTGTCACGGCCGTGTCGGTGTTGCCTGTGTTTGCGTCCCAAGATAAACCGGTGCGGTAAGCCATACCGTTAGTCCCACCCGACGTTGCAGGCATTAAGCCCCACGGCATATTCCAACCGCCGCCACGTTGCCACGCGCTACCGTTGTAAATGTAAAAACCGCGGTTCACGTCGCTCGAATTTATGTAGGCAACCATGCCCGCTTCCGGTGCGGTAATCGCGGAATCGCGCGCGGTTGTGCTCGCGAAAACCATGACCGCCTGCTCCATTAGGTAGTTGTTAACGTCGCTGGCCGTTAATACCGAACCCGCCGTGAAATTTTTGAACCCTGATCCCATTGTTGTTTCCTTTTGCTGTTAGTAGAACAACAAACCGGTGTCCAGTTTGCCGTATGTTGTGTTGTCAAGAATAAGAAAGTTCGTAAAGAACGCGGCAGAAATAAGCCCGAACGTTGTGGTCCAATCCGCCGGCGAACCTTCGTGAGAAATTGAACCAATAAAAGCGTCCGTTTCAACCGGTGAACCGCCGCCGACAACGTTGAACTTAATCGTAACGCGGTCGCGCAAACGTCGGCCTAGCGCTTGTTTCCATAATCCGTCGGGGTCGCCCAATGGTTTAATCGTAAGCGATGAGGGGCGTAGTTCGGGGTTCGCATATTGCGCCGCCAACGCTGTCGCTAAATCGTTCGCCTTTTGTTGTCCGTAGGTGCTGTCGCCGCCGTAAGTTGTGGGAAGTGGTGCTTCGATTTGCAACGTGCGAGCACCGTAAAGGCTGATCGATTCCACGTTGCTAACAATTGCGGTAGTTCCAACAATGGCATCGCCGCCGGCGGCCGTTGTTTGTTTTCTGTTCACCCTTACGATGTTGTAAATCAGGTCATCGTCGTAGGTCAGGGTTATGTCTGTGAATTGGTTCGCGCTCGGTGTCGTTGTGTCAAAGGTTGCCTGCGAAATAACGAAACGGCTATCGGTGACAACCGAAACGCGGTCATCGAAAACTATGCTGCCGTCGGCGTCAACATAAACCGCGCCGTTTTCTGCTTCGGCAACTTCTTGCAACAAATCCAAAACGGTGCCGGTTGCATTTTGTTGCGCAACTCGCGTAGTTCCGGCGTCAATGGATCGTAAATTGTCCGGCCATGAAACGGCGTCGAGAATTGTTTCAATTCGTTCGCCGGTTAATTCGCCGGAAGTGCCAATTAGTGACGTTTGTTCCACGTTGTTAACAACGTCGGCGCTTCCCGTCGTTGAAGTTTCGTCGATGATGCTAACACCGCCAATTGGTCCAATTGTTCCAGTTCCCGAAATTGGAGTAGTTACGCCAATATCAAAACTTGCGTTCGATGTTGAGGTAATTGAGGCCGACGAAGGTAGGCCGCCAATAACGTTGGACAAAACTTTGAACGCGTCCGAGCAGTTAATTGTTGCGGTTGCATCGCCAACGCCGTTGCTTGCGTAGTTGAATTGCCACGAGTCAATAAAACCGCGAAACAAGGGATAAGTGACCGTGCCCCAAGTTGCCCGAATAACAATAGGAAGGGCCGGAACTATGCCAGTAACGCCCACGGTTGCGTTGTAATACGGGCTGCTTGTGTTTGAAGGGTCGAAACGCCGGTCCAAATTTGACAGAACAAGTTGCGCCGTTCCAGTTCCGAACCGTTCCAAATCGTTGCGGCGTCCTCGGTTAATTGAGAACGACCGAACGAATTGCGTGATGTCATAAAAGAACGCGCCGTCGCCTAATGTTCCGGTGTCTAATTGTGAAACGTTGAGAACAAAACGCGAACCGGCGCCCGTACCAATAACAGAAGGCGCGAATAGCACTTCGATTGTGGGCAGGTCGGTTATCATGGCTTTAGCGTCGTCATTCCTCTACGGTTGGCGCGTGCAATCGCGTCAACAACAATGCGTTCTATTTCTGTCGGATTGCCGGCAACCGTATTGATTACGAGGTTAACCGACTGGCCTGCCGCCATAGATTGCACGGCGTTGCGAGGCAGAATCATTTCGCCGCCTTCTAAAACTGCCAACATTTCCGCGCCTGCCGGACCAGGCACTATTCCGCCTTTGTGAAACTTTGGAATGTCCGGCATATCGAAACCCTTGCCGCCAATGAACGGCACCCAATCGGGCATGGTGAACGACAACTGGCCTACCGTGTTGTTCCACGCGTCGGCGATAAAGTTAAACGCGCTTTTGAAAGGTCCGGTAACAATGTCGAAAATTGTGCCGAACGCGTTAGAAATTCCGTCCTTAATGCTTCCGAAAGTTCCAACAAGCCACGCGATTTTGTCGCCTATCATGTTAAAGGCGCCCGAAATGACGTTCCACGCGGTTTGTATTACATTGCCGACGATATCGAAAACGGCGGTGACGACGTCTTTAATCGTATTAAAAACGGGGACCAAAACGTTATCAATATAGAACTGGATAAAACCCCAAACCGGTTTTATTACGTTTTCCCACGCCCAACTGATTGCGGCGGCGATGCCCTCGAAAACAGTTTTTGCAATGTTGAAAAGTAGCGTCCAATACGGGACCAAAATGTTTTCAATGTACCAATAAATCAAATCCCAAACGGGTTTGATAACATTGTTCCAAACGAAACTAACGGCGGCGCCGATGCCCTCGAAAACTTTTTTGGCAATGTTGAAAAGTAGGGTGTAATACGGGACCAAAATGTTTTCAATGTACCAATAAATCAAATCCCAAATCGGTTTGATCACGTTGTTCCAAGCGAAACTAACGGCGGCAGAAATGCCGGCGAATACCGCGTCGACAACATTGCGGAAACCCTCGAACTTGTTATAGGCAACAACAAGGACCGCGATTAGCGCGGCAATTCCGAGCACAATGAGGACTAACGGATTGGCCGCCATGATTGCATTAAAGGCGGCCTGAATGCCCGCCCAAATTTTCGTAATTCCGGACGCCACTTTCGTCGCGGTTGCGTAAAGATTTGTCGCAACGGTTACGGCCTTGGTTGCAATTGCAACCGTTCCTAAAACAACCGCCAAACCGCCTAAACCGATAGCCAACGTTTTAACGATGCCGCTATTTTGTTGCATCCATTTTGTTAGCCCTTCGATTTTTGGGCCTAACGAGTCCATCGCAGAACCGATTGCGCCGAACACTTTGCCGGCGAGTGGCTCAACTGCCACCATAATTCGGTTTTTCATTTTGGTGAACTTTTCGGCGAAGTCCTCGGTATCTGCGCCGGCGCCCATAATGGTTTCCGAACCGCCGGAAATGGCGGCCTGCATTTCCTCGAATGAGAGTTTGCCTTCGCGTATCATTGCGGCAAGTTTTGGGCCGGCTTTTCCGCCGAAAATTTCCAACGCAATGCCGGCGGCGTCGGTGTCGCTCGCCGAATTTTTAATAGCCGCAAACGTTTCCGAGAAAACGGTGGAAGCGTCCTTGCCTTGTTTGGCCGCAACCGCTAACGATTTCGCCAACGCCGGCATAACGTCCGAGGCGTCCACGCCTGCCTTGCCCAAAGTGGCAATAAACGCGGCGGATTGGTCGAAATTGAAACCAACTTCGCGCAAAACAACGCCGGCGCCGGCCATTGTGTCGGACAATGACTGGACAGAAAGGCCGGAAAGTTGCGAGGCGCGGAAAAGGGTATCCAATTTTGCGGATTGGTCACCGGCCGAAACGCCAAAATTTTGGAAAAGTTTGGCTACCGATTCAACATTTGCGCCCAATTCGGTGCCGGTAATGCGCGAAAGTTCCAACATTTGGCCGGCAATTTGTTGCAACGGTTCGCCAGTAAGCCCCAAACGTTGGTTCAAAACGGTTACCGCTTGCGACGCGTCGCCAAACGAGGCAGGAACCGCCGAAACGACGGCCTTAAAATCGTTCTGAAGGCCGGCAAGTGCGTCGCCGGTGGCACCGGTTCCGGTGCGGATAGTGTCAAAGGCCTCGTCGAAAGACTCGCCGACGAGTAAAAGGCCGGCGCCTGCGCCTGCGAAACCTGCGCCAATGCCTAGCGCAATGTTTCCGGCAGCGTCGCCGAACCGTTTCATTTTGGTTTCGGTTGCTTTTGCGAATTTGTCGAGTTCCTTTTGTGCCGACTGTAGGCCAGCATCGGAAAAGGTTGACAAAACGTTAATAACTACTGCCATTTTTCGGCCTTACTTATTGAGGGCGTTCTCTAAAATTTGTTCGTACTTTTTTACGATGGCTTGCACGTCGCGCGTTAGCGTGTGTTCGGCTTTACTTTCATCCCACGCTCGCCAAATAAGTCGCGAAGTTTTTGCGCCGCCCACGTTGCTAATGTTTTGCACGAATTGTTGGCCGCTTTTGCCTTCGCCTTTTGTTTTACTTCCGGCAAGTTCGTAAATAACGCCGCCGCCGGCAACGTTTGAAATTTTCCACGCGGTACTTGTTGCACGTCCGCGCGAACGTTTGCCGCCTTGCTTTACGCCGATGCCCTTTTTTACTTCTGATTGGTCCCAGCCAATGCGGTCGCCCCAGCCTTTTTTACCGCGAGGGTTTTGGGCTTTACGCCAACCGGTCATAACTGTCGTGGGTACGTAACTTTTCGCGAGTGTTGCGACGGGCTGAACGTTTTCGCGTATTTCTTTGTCCATTGCTCGGCGCAATTCAGGATCGAACGCTTTTAGTTCTTTTTTTAGTTCGGCGTAACCTTTTACGGTTGTGTCGAAGTTGATTTCGTCGTAAGCGTTGCGGCGTTTTAGTGCCATCGTTTTATTTTTTCCCCATTTCGCGCGCCTGTTCTTTTAGCACGGTAACTATTGCCCAAAACACCGCGGGCGGTGCTTCGAGTAAATCATTGGGGGCAATGCCGGTCGCCACGCTTACGCGGGCGACCAGCAAAGTTAACGAGTCTCTAAAGGGACGGGTTTATCCTCGCCCGCTTCAATTGTTTCGATTGTGTCCAACCATTCGTCGAACGGTTTTACAACAATGCCGGCGCGGTGTGTTGCGTTCCACGCAACCCACGCGAGAGCCTCGTAGGACATCGCTTCCCCAAATAATTGGTTCATGCCTTTGCCGAAATGTCGTTCTGCGTGAACGATTACGGCGGGAGTTACTGAAATTTGATACGGCTCGCCCGTTATCGGTTTCACCGTTAGTCGCATCAATGCAGCCATTTTGTTATGCCGTCGCCTTTGTGATTGTGCCATCAAC